GTGAAGATATGATGGAAATCGTGCTAACTAAAGTTGTAATGTTAGCAATGACTCAGAAGGGTGTTGGTATGGCTCCTTATATGATCACTATAGATCCTGACAAAGAGTATGCTATCAATAAACAAGCAGTTATTATGAAAGCGCATACTGATAAAGAAATTGGCGATCAATACACATATCAAACTACGGGTATTCAACCTGTAAGTGCAGGAAGTATTATTAAATAATAGTATGCCAAACGTTGCTAGAAAAGATGGAGTTGATACAGTGAGTACAGGTCACGGCTGTGACAGTCAAACTGTTACTAATACCGGCTCTGGTAATGTTTTTGCTAACAGTATAGGTGTAGTTCGAAAAGGCGATCTCGATGCTGGACATAACTATCCTGTAGTAATATTGGTATTTGTTCCAGATGAAGAACCGCCTCCTGATCCGCCTCCTGATTACATTGGGGGAACTTATGTTGAAGAAATAATATGCGAAGGCCATACACAAGCTTTAAGCACTTATAGTCCTAACGTATTTGCTAATAACTTAAACATAGGTCGTCTAGGGGATACTTATTCAGGCGAAACTCTAACATCAGGATCGCCAAACGTCTTTGCTAATTAAACTGTTGACTGTATAATATATCCATGAATATATACTTAGACATGGATGATGTAGTTGCCGACTGGATGGGATACGCAAAAGCATATCTTAGAATGCAATGGCAACAGGGAGAGATGGTTCCAGAAAAACAATGGAATCGTCTTAGAGAAGATCAGCGTATGTATAGTAAGCTAGATCTAAAAGAAGGTGCTACTGACTTAGTTAACTGGTGTAAAGCATACCAAAAGAAAACAGGCTGCGGATTATTTTTCTTAACCGCAGTACCTCATAACAACGATATGCCATGGAGCTTTCAAGACAAAGTTGAATGGGCTCAAAAATACTTCCCAGGCATTCCTGTATTCTTCGGGCCTTATAGTCATGACAAATGGCATCGTTGTGACAGCCCAGAAGACATATTAATTGATGATCGTAGAACTAACAACGAAGAATGGGTTAGAGCTGGCGGCCGAGCACATTTATATAAAAATTGGCCAGATTGTAAAAAATGGTTAGAGGAAACCCTTAATGAACAGTTTTGAGAAGATATGGGCAAGAGCAACTGGACATCTGATGGGGCAAACAGACGAAGACCGCCCAGATGTGCCTATACTTACAATAAAAGAAGCACGATTGGCTTTATTTCTTAAAACATTTTGGGTAATAATTCATGTTATTACCTGTCTATTCATAATTGCTAATGTAATTAAGCATTGGTAATAACTATAACACAAGGAGACATTTATGTCAGTAAATAAATTTCAAGAATTCACAAAAATTGTAGAAGCCATGGAAGGCGACTTTGAAAAGTTCTACGACAAAGAAGTTGGCGCCGCAGGTACTCGTGTACGTAAGCACCTACAAGAGCTAGCCAAACTTTGTAAAGAAACTCGCAACGACGTAACCGCAGTTAAAAACGCACGAAAAGAAGCAAAATAATTGGGTAAATATTAATACACTCTAACAAGGAGGTGTATTATGTTAGACATTTTATTTTGGATTGCAGTTGGCGCATTTGTTGGATGGCACTTTCCTGAACCATTCTGGGCTAAAGCAGTTAAGGCAAAAGTAATTGCTGTTTTTAGTAAACCCAAAGAATGATCAAGGCGTTATATTAATATAAGGAGAATTATATGAAAACTCTAATAGCAGTATTGGCCCTTACATTAAGCTCAACGGCATTTGCACAGCATCATGGTCATAGATGGCATCATGGTCATCACCATCATAGGCACTGGCATCCTAATTACGGTTGGGTTGTTCCTGCTGTAATTGGTGGAGCGGTAGTTTATGCTGCAACTCGCCCTGCTCCTGTAGTTGTTCAACAACCAACTGTAGTATTACAACCTAATCAAGTTATTATCGATGGGGTCGTTTATACTAAGCAGGTAATGATCATCAACGGAGTAGAAACAGAAGTTCTTGTAAAGGCCAGTTAATGTACAAATATCAACTCTGGGTTAAAGTTAATGATTACCAAACAGCCAACACTATAATTTGGGCTAGCAATGACTACGAAGCAAAGTTGTTAGGCGAAGCACAATATGGTGTTGGTAATGTTCTTAATTACACAAGGATAGACGAATAATGGCATACTCAAATCAAGTTATCGATCACTACGAGAATCCTCGCAATGTCGGTAGTTTTGACAAAGGTGATGAGTCTGTAGGTACAGGCATGGTTGGAGCACCTGCCTGCGGTGATGTAATGAAGCTTCAAATTAAAGTAGATGATACTACAGGAATAATCACTGATGCTAGGTTTAAAACCTATGGTTGCGGAAGTGCTATTGCTAGTAGTTCATTAGTAACTGAATGGGTCAAAGGCAAAACACTTGACCAGGCAACTACAATCAAAAATACACAGATTGCCGAAGAACTAGCATTACCTCCAGTTAAGATCCATTGTTCAATCTTAGCTGAAGATGCTATTAAAGCCGCAGTAGAGGATTATAGAAAGAAGCATGAATATAGTAGTTAATGATTATCTATGGACTGAGCAGTTTACAGACATAGATAACAAAAAACTATATGAAACATGCTTAATGGTAGAAAGAGCTTTACTAAGCTTTTTACCTTACGAAGAAGGTGATTACGGCTGCACTACTAGTTATTATCATAGAGCCTATAATCTTTTTAGTTTTCCTTGTACAGAATTACAAAAATTGCATAGCAATGTATCCCAAGTTATGACTAAACTGGTCAACGAACAATTTTATGTTCGTTGTTGGGTAAATTTATTTAAACAGTCAAAAAACATTAACTGGCACAGTCATTTTGAACCAGAATTTAATGCCTATCATGGCTTCTATTGTGTTAATACTGAAGATATTCCTTCTTATACAGAATACAATATACCAGGACATGAAATTGTTAAAGTTGATAGTAAAGACGGATTATTAGTTTTAGGTAAATCTGCTGGCGATAAACATAGAAGTTCTGTATGGAATCATCCTGATAAGTATAGAATAACCATTGCATTTGATGCTATCCCAGTCAATAAACTTAGACCTAGAGTTGACTTTGATGGATTGATTATGCATAATTTTATTCCATTGGCAAAATGTTAACTCTTACAGAAAAAGCAGCAGAAAAAATACAACAGCAATTAACAAAAAGGGGCAAGGGTCTAGGTATACGTATAGGTGTTAAAACCACAGGGTGTTCTGGATTAGCTTATGTTCTAGAATATGTAGATAAGATCTTTGAAGGCGACCGTATATTTGAATCTAACGGAGTTCATGTCTACGTAGACGGTAAAAGCATGGCTTATCTTGATGGTATAGAAATGGATTGGGTTCGTAATGGACTCAACGAAGGATTTGAATTTAGGAATCCAAATGAAAAAGATCGCTGCGGCTGCGGCGAAAGTTTTAGAGTATGACAAAATATTGGTCTAGAGAAGATACACAATATTGGATAACACAACTCGAGCATAGGGTAGAAGATATAGAATACTATCTTATGCGTACCGTTGAATGGTGCGAACAAAATGGAGTTTGGGACAACGATAAAGTTTATGGTTTGGCATTTGTAACCGTACTTTGGGTGTGTCATATGCGCGGCGAAGATGTAAGCCGAAAAGAAATAATTGAAATTATTGGTATAGATGGTTGGGAAGATGCAGAAGATGCCATAATGGAAATTGGTGATAGACTTTCAAGCTTAGATCATGAGGAAATGCTTCAAATAGTGGCAAATTCACTCCATAAAGACTAGACTTTTACCAAAATAGAGTATATAATAGTACGGTGTTCAATAACTTTTGGTGTAAATTCTATGAGTATGCATCTTGAAGGACCTTGGCTTAGTACTACAGGCAAGCGTAAGGGTAAGCAAAAGTTTAGAAATGCTGATGAAGCAAGAAAGGCTAGAGAATTGGAAGAAAGTTGGAAAGAACTTCAAAAGAAGTGGGGTCTCGAAACAGAACAAA